AACTTACAGCTGAAGAACAAAAAACAAATACTATCTATGGTTATAATATAGACACTTTAACAATAGAGCAGGTAAACGATATTTTTCAACAAGATATTAATAAAGCTGAACAAGTTTTAATTAAAAATTATGGAGACAAATATAATAATTTAGATGATAGAAGAAAACAAATGTTAATTGATATGCAGTTTAATGTAAGAAATTTTAACAAACCTAATGTTTTTCCAAAATTTAAAAAAGCATTATTTGCTGGTGATGAAGAAGGAATGAAAAAAGAATATAAAAGATTTTATAAAGATCAAAAAGGAAAAATGAAATCATTAGCTAGAAATAAAGATTTTGCAGATTACTTTTTTAACTAGGATTAAATAATATGGCACAATTAGGTTTTTCATTAGCGACAGATGCTACAGCTCAAGAAAATGGTTACGATAGATATTCAACTACTTTAGGAGAAACTTTAGGTGCAGTTGCTGGTGAAAACTGGAACTTCAATCCAATATCTTCTATAGGAACTTATCGTAGTGTTTTACAAGCTGAAAGAGATTCTCTTAAAAATAATATAGATCGTGTAGATAGAAAAGAATTAAATAAAGAATATTCTGATTTAGGATTATATTTTGATGAAGATGAATATCAATCAGTTGTTGATATTATGGTAAGTGAAAAAAAAGAAGAAAGACGTAGACAATCTATTATTGCTCGAGGACCAGAAGGATCATGGAATCCTTTTAGTGGTGGTTTTTATGTTGGTGCTGCAAAATTTGGAGTAGGTTTAGCTGTAAGTATGACAGACTTAATTAATATAGGAGCATCATTTATTCCTATTGTTGGACAAGCAAGATTTGCACAGTTAGCTGCTAGAACAGGTTTACGAACTGCAAGATTAACAAGAGGTATAGCTGAAGGTGCTTTTGGTGCGGCATTAGTAGAACCTATTGTTTATTCTACTGCACAAAGAGTACAAGCTGATTACGATTTAAGAGACAGTTTTATGAATATCACCTTTGGTTCTATTTTAGGAGGTGGACTTCATGTTGGTGTTGGTAAAATTAGAGATATTAATACTGCTAGAAAATTTAAAAATTTTAGAGCAAAAGTCAATCAATCTCGAAAAGATTTAAATATTAAATCAGATGAGATAGAACCAGAATTAAATTTATATAAAGAATATTTTCCAGAAAATGGAGAGTTAATGTTGAGATTAGAAAAAACTGATCCAAGAACACGAAAGTTATTATTACAAAAATCTTTAGGTGATTTAATGTCTGAGAAACCTGTAGACACAAGTGCTGTAGTTAATGCTGATCCAATTCTTAGGTCTACTCCAGAAAGTACAGCTGTTCCAGAAGTAACACCTAGACCAAGACCATCTATTGATGAAGTTGAATTAAATACTGTAGAAAAAAATGTTAGTAATAAAACACCAGTAGAAAGAGATGCGGATATAGATTTATTATCTTCTCAACTAGATGCACTTAAAATAAATCAAGAACCATTAAAATTAAAATTCGCAGATGAAGCAGAAGTTAAAAGAACAAAAGAAGAATTAGATGAAGTTAATAATAAATCTAAAGAATTAGATGAAGCAATTACTGATTTTATTAATTGCAGGAATGGTAGATAATTATGGCAGATAAATGTTTATTAAGAGTAGAAAATTTATTAAAGAAATCTTCTATTGCTGGAACTAAAAAAGAAGAAATTGTAGGATTAATTAAAGAAGCTATGGCAGAAAAAAAACTGTCTAGTCTTGATGAAATTAATGTTGATAAAGTATCTAAAGAAGTTTCAGAACAAATTAAGTTACAAAAAAAGATTAACAAAAGAAATGCTTTAGAAAATGAAATTAAAGTAAGACAATATACAGAATTTGTACTTAAAGAATTTCCGGATAATCCTAAAGAAGGATTAATTTCAATTATGGTAGGTTCTAATGAGAGAGTTGCCGCTTCAAGAGCTTCAGTAGCTGTACTACAAAATTCTACTGTTAATCAATTAATTTCTGGTTTTAATACTAAGTTAAGATTAGCAAAAGTAGATGAATTTTTTGATAAAAGTTTAGAAGGCATGGATGAAATAGAAGCTCAAAGAAGAGTAACAAATACTATTGCAGAACTATCTGCACAAAAAACAGCAATAGAAGAACAAGTGGGATTAAAACCACCTATTACAGAAAAAAATCCAAAAATTATAAAAATTGCAGAAATTATGGAAGAATATTCTGAGATGGTTAGACAAAAACTAAATGATAGAGGAGCTAACATTCCTAGAATCTGGGGTTACATTGTTAAACAATCACATGACCCTTATACTGTTAGAGATGCCGCTAAAGTTTTAGGTTTAAAATTAGATGAGATAAAAATTGATACTGATCTTAAACTTAAAAAAGATATTAATTATGCTAAAAATTTTACAGCATGGAAAAATTATGTAATGCAAAAATTAGATGCAGATAGAACTTTTGCTAATACAGATAATGTTGATGAATTTTTACAACAAGTTTATAGCACTTTAGTAGGAAATAAATATCAAATTGCAGATGGTGTAGCTGGTGCTTATGGATCAAGAGCAAAAGATGTAGCTAAAGGTTCAGCTCCTAAAAGAATATTACATTTTAAAACTGCAAATGATTGGTTTGATTATAATCAAAAATTTGGAGTAGGGAATTTAAAAGAATCATATATTTCTGGACTACAAACAGCAGGTAGAAATATTGGAATGTTAGATACATTAGGAACGAAGCCAGAGCAGAATTTTAAAAGAATTTTAGAAACAGTACACAAAAGACAAACAGATTCAGGTAAAGAAGCAGGTGGAACTAAATCCTATAGACCATTTGATAAATGGATGAAGGTAATAGATGGGTCAATATATACTGTAGAAAATTTTGGTGTAGCTAAATACTCTGCAATTTCAAGGTCTTTAGCATCAATGGCAAAACTAGGTGGTGCAACAATTTCCGCAATGGCAGACGTGGGTATCTATGGTTCAGAATTAAATTATCAAGGTAGATCGTATTTAGGTGGTATGGCAGAAGCTCTTACTAGCTTAGGAAGAATTAAAAATACTAAATACAAAAAAGAAATAGCTGAAATGTTGGGATTTGTAGCAGACAATACAATTTATGATATTGCAGGTAGAAACCAAGTGGGAGATAATTTAAGCAAAGGTTGGACTAGAACACAAAGAACTTTTTTTAAATACAATTTACTCTCTTGGTGGACTAACACTTTAAAAGAAGGTTCTATGTTAAGTTTAGCTAATTATTTTGCAAAACAAAAAAATTTAGAATTTGGTAAATTAAATTATAAATTACAAAATTTATTTAAACTATATGATATTGATGCAACTAAATGGGATGTAATTAGAAAAAATACTATGGAAGCAGCAGATGATGGTAAAGAGTTTATTAATATTGCTTTATTAGATCAGATTTCTGATGCTGATATAAAAAAAATAAGAGGTGTAGATACTTTAACTCAAAGACAATTAAGAATTGAAAAAGAAAAATTTAAAAATTCTGTTTCTGGAATATTATTAGATAGATCAATTTATGCAGTAATAGAACCAGATGCTAGAGTAAAAGGATTAATGACATGGGGAACTTTAGCTGGAACTGGATGGGGAGAAGCTATAAGATTTGTGGGTCAATTTAAAGCATTTCCAATATCTATTGTACAAAAAGTTGTAGGCAGAGACATGGCTTATTTTAAAGGTCGTAACAAAGGAGATATAGGTAGAGGTATTAGAGGGTTATCTGCTTTAATACTTACATCTGGAATGTTGGGTTATATGTCTATGACAGTAAAAGATTTCTTAAGAGGAAAAGGAAAAAGAGACCCGTCTAAAATGTCTACAATACTAGCAGCTTTTTTACAAGGTGGAGGACTAGGTATTTATGGAGATGTTATATTTAAAGAACATAGAGATTCTGGATCAATTCTTTCTGGACTTGCAGGACCAGTTCCATTAACAGCAACAGATGTTTTACTAGCACTTATTTATGGTTCAAGAGGTGAAGGTGGTAAAGCAGCTAAAGCAGCTTACAGAGCTACAATATCTAATATACCTTTTATAAATTTATTTTATATTAAACAAGCATTTGATTACCTAATAGGTTATCAAATCATGGAAACTGTAAATCCGGGTGGTTTAAGAAGAGTTGAACAAAGAATGAAAAAAGAATATAATCAAGAATTTCTGTTTACAAAACCATCGTTACAGTTTAAAGGATTTTAAGTATGACAATATCTAGCACAACAGTAAAAAACAGTTATTCAGGAGACGGTAGCCAAACTACCTTTGTTTATGGTTACAAGATATTTGCCGATACAGATATTAAAGTTATTATACGATCCGCAGCAGGAACAGAAACAGTTAAGTCATTAACAACTCATTATACAGTAACAGGAGCAGGAAGTGCATCAGGTGGAAACGTAGTTTTTACCTCTGGTAATATTCCTACTAATACTGAAACAGTTGTTTTAATTAGGAATGTCCCGCAAACCCAAGCTATAGATTATATAGCTAATGATCCATTCCCTGCGGAGACTCACGAAGAGGGTTTGGATCGTGCTACCATGACTACTCAACAAGTTCAAGAAGAACTGGATAGATCAATAAAAATATCCAGAACTAATACAATGACATCTACAGAATTTACAGTAGGTGCTACTGATAGAGCTAGTAAGGTTTTGGGTTTTGACGCAAATGGCGAATTAACCGTTACACAAGAACTTGGTACAAATAGAGGAAATTGGTCAACAGGCACAGCTTATTCAGCAAGAGATTTAGTTAAAGACACTTCAACAAATAACATATTTTTATGTAATACAGCACACACATCATCAGGTTCACAACCACTAACAACAAATACAGATTCAGCTAAGTGGGATTTAATTGTAGACGCAGCGAGTGCAACCACATCTGCCACAAATGCCGCAAGTTCAGCAACAGCTGCTGCTAGTTCGGCAACTGCCGCAGCATCATCTGCAACGACAGCATCTACACAAGCGAGTAACGCATCTACTTCTGCATCAACTGCTTCTACGAAAGCAAGTGAAGCAGCTACTTCTGCAACAGCTGCCGCTACAAGTTATGATAATTTTGATGATAGATATTTAGGACAAAAAAGTTCAGACCCGACACAAGACAATGATGGTGGATCGCTTCTAACTGGAGCTTTATATTTTAATACTTCAAACAATGTTATGATGGTTTATAATGGATCAGCATGGCAAAGAACAACACCTACTTCTACTGACCAAACAAACATAAATACTTTATCAGCTAGTGCAGTTATTACTGATATGTCAATACTAGCTACAGCAGACATTGTATCAGACATGAACACTTTAGCTTCAGCAGATATTGTTGCTGATATGAATACTTTAGCAACTGCTGATGTAGTTTCAGATATGAATACTCTTGCTACAGCAGACATTGTAGCTGATATGAATACTCTTGGTACAGCAGATGTT